TTACCAACGAAAACATTCAAAGGTCCTCTCTTCGGTCGATTTTATTTTGATGAATTTTTCGCCATCAACTTCTTCTGCAGAGATGTTGTTTTTTATTTGATCTGAAGAGCCATTCAATGTGATGTCTACAAATTGATTAACAGCCTTTGTTTCTTGCCATTTTTTTTTATTTATTGCTTTGGATTTAATACTAAACTCAGTATCTTTAAAGCAACGATAATAGCTACGAGCGAAATTCCCCTTCACCTTATCAATATCTAAATCTTCGGATTCTGGAGTATAATCATTAAATAAGTACTCAACTACATCTTGTAATCTAAAAGTTGGTTGAGTTCTATAAAAAGATAAAAGATTGTTTCTACATAGGGTATAGTCAGCTGGATATTTTTTTTCTAAAGACGATTTTAAGCTATTAGATAATACAGTAAATGATGTTTTCGTGTTTTCCTCGTCTGTAGTCATTGGTTCCAGTTCAAGGAATAGATTGTACCAATAATCTGATATTTTCTTATTGTTGTCAGAAACTATGACTTCCTCAATTTCATTTTGTTCATTAAATTTAAACACACAAGTTTTCAAGGATTTATTTTCAAAAATCAGTCCTTCTCTTGAAACTAAATCATCCTCATCTAAGAAACGGTTTGAATCGATTTTAGCAATAACAAAATACGTAAATTCACTGTCACAAAATAAGGATTGAATTAGACTACCCTTTTTTATTTTTTTACCTAATTTACTAATTTTTTCTTGGGTTTTAGTTTCTATATCTAACAATCTTTTGGCTACTGTATCTCTTTCATCATCAGGAAGTATTTTTTTTATGAAAGATGACCGAACAACTCTAACAACTTCTGTTCCATCTCTTCTGATAGAAAAATGCTTCTTATTAGGATTAAGTAATACTTCATCAGTTAAATCGGATATATATTTTTGTGCATCTTCAGCCTGAATTTTCTTGAAAGTTACACTAGCGCTTGTTAAATCAATATGATGCATTGTAGTAAAAAAAGTTTCCATATGTATATTCCTCTTTTCATATCTGCTAAACTAATTAAACCAAAAGAAAGCCCTAAAAACAACAGCTTTTCGGGCTTCATATCAGATATAATCTTTGAGGATTACTTAATAACTTTAACATATAGGGAACGTAAGTTCAATCTAAACGTTTATGACATTAAAACGATATTTTATGATTTACATGCCGTTGAATTTGTAACAAAACTGTTATATAAAATCCTATGTAAAGCTCCCCTCGTCGAGGAGCAATTTTTCATCGTTTAGGAATCGTTAAAACATACTCAGGGAATCGAATGTCGACTGTTTGTCCATTGATCGAATTTCCATTCGTATCGTTTGTTCGTCGTAACATCGGAAAAACTCTTTTCCCTGCGAATTTACGGATATCTAGCGTGCCATCCAAACCAAATCGTAGACCACTAGGTAATCCATAGGCTGAATTCACATCATCTCTAATAATACCGGCTGAGCGACAACGTCCAATTTCGACATCCGGATTGTCGGCATCCATCCAGAAGACGTATCCCTGATTTAAATACGCTGCACCGTTGATTGGAGCTAACCAAGCACCAATTCGAAAAATACCAAGAGATAGCTCATTAAACACTTCTAGCTTACCTACATAATTACCAACAGTTTTTGGTGGGCTTGCTAAAATAATTTGATCATGTGTCTGTGGTGTCGCTTGAATACTACCGCTTCCGCTTGTATTATAGCCAAGAACACTCATCACCGCACGAATTGCTTGATCCATATTCTGGTCTAATCGTCGCATGTCATTTGCATTATCGATAAAGCACCATTCGATCAATAATACATTGACGCCCGGATTAGTGTTACGGTGTACGAAGAACGTTGTGGTAGGCTTTGCTCCACGATTCGGAATTCCCAACGTATCCGCAATCACTTTTGATACAGCTGCCGCTAAAATACGCATCTGTTCGTTACCAGCCCAATAAAAAACCTCAACACCAGTTGCCTGACCATTAAAGGCATTCAAGTGACTCGTGATTGCTACCCCTGATCCCGCCGCATTCATAACCGTGACTTGGTTCTGCAAGTTTTGGTTAACAGTTGCGCCAACGTTATCTGTAGAATCGCGCACACTTGCAATTGCTTGCATCTTTTGGGTGATTGTTCGTACAACATCTGCTTCACGTCGCCCGTTTCCTACTGCACCTGGATCCATCCAGTTGGAGCCATTTTTTCTTCCTCCGTGTCCGGCACCGTTTGATCTGATCGTCATTTTACTTCACCTCTTCCCACGTAATACCAGTCCAGCATCTGTTGATCCGGATCATCTGTTTTGGGTCGTTGCTTCTGCTCAAAATCAAATGCTTCCATTTTGCCAGTTTCTGTAAATTCAGCTGCCACGGTCACGGTCGTTCCTTCGATATTGTTAAGAGTGTGTGCGGCATCCTCGATCGTGTTCTCGTCATTTTGAAACTCCGGTTTGACTACTTTGTTGTAGTCTTCTAAAAATTTTTCTTTGTTTCTCATCGTATTTACCTCCTAAATATTTAATAGAAAAAGATCAGCCTTTCGACTGATCCTGTTCTTTATAAATTAAGTTTTCTGTACCTTCTTGGCCATCACCATAATCCGGTGGATCAACGTCTGGTTTAACCATGCTGTTTCCTAAATCAAATAATCCGCCAGCGGCTAATCCTGATACAGCCCCAGCCCATGCGTAGATTGCTAACTCTTGTGGTGCTAAGGTCACTGCATAAAGCACACCCAACAAAATACCCGCAATCACATTGATCACGGGTAAGAGTTTGTAATCCTTCATTTGTGTTTTAATTAATCCTGTGACACCAACGACTAGTGGTGTAATAATACTTGAAGCAGCTAAGATTTCTGTCATGTTATTTTCTCCCCTTTCCAATTTGCTTAAAAATAGATCTGATTTGTTCTTCAATAATTGAAAGCCGATTGCCATACTCAGCCTGGCTTTTTTCTACACGGATGATCGTCTTTTCTAATTTTCCTAACGTGTGATCAAGTTTCGTGAACATCGCATAAAATTTCGCCACGCCCACCATCAACGATCCACCGAGTGTTATGATTGCGATCCACTCCCCGATAGTAATTCCCTCCATAAGTAACCTCCTTTATATCAAACTTCTCGAATTTCTCGTAAAACAGCCTTTAATCCCTCAGAACTCACATTCCCACCATGTCCCCAAATTGAATTAGAAGAATAATCCACTTGAATTCTCTTATTGATCCAGTTACTACTAGAATTTAATACTTGACTCACATGTAAACCTGCTCGTTTAGGTAAAAATTGTGTCGTAAAATCATAATTCCATGCTGAACCGTTAGCGTAAGGTGCCCAGATCAGTAATAGTCCTGAATTAAGATCCTCGAATTTTTTAGAAAGTCTTATGATGTGACTCGTATTCATAGTCAATATTCCTGTCCAAAGGGGAAGACTTTCAATGAGCGAATCATTATAATTTGTTGTGTTCTTTGTAATAATGGCAGTAGTTCCTGAAGTTGTATAACTACACAACGGGAATGTAACTACCCTATCCCCTGCTAAAGTATTTCCATTAATTAAATGGTTAACTGCCTCTAAACGAACCTGATTATTTGTCCAAGAGTAATTCTCACTATCTGCTGGAAAATCATCAGTTGGAATTACCGATTCATTTAAATCAATCGTTAAACAAACATACCCACTTGAATTTGCTGGAAGAGTAATACTTTGTGCTTCTTTCACATATACCATTCTACCTTGTATAATCGCACTACCACTGGCAACTCTTACATCCAAACCACTGGAAGATAATTCTAATCCTTGTTCATAACCAGAAATCACATAACTTCTTTTTCTTGCTAAAGCATGGTACATTTTCGCATCATTTTCAGCACTGATTTTTATATTGTCAAATTGATATCCATCTACATTTCCAGCCATCAGTCCACCTCTTTAAATGTCAGTTCAGGTAATCCCATCTCAACCAAAACTTCTTTTACTTGTTCACGTATGATCTTTGGAACATCTTCAATTTTTTTCTTTTCTTTTATGATTAACGTTGCATATACAATGACCATTGTCTTATACTCCTTTTTTAAAATAAAAAAGACAATCCTACATCTCAGCCTGTTGAGATAAGATCGCTTTGACTTCTTTCTGGATTTTTTTAGGTACATCTTCAATTTTTTTTAACCCCTTGTTGATTAATTCAATATATATTTTTATCAAGTTATCCTCCTCCTAGAATCAATTCATATACTTCTGTTAAAGCTAACTGAGTTTCTGTTAGTTGCTCTTCTTGTCTTTTTACATTTTTTTCTAAATGTTTATAAAGTACTTGAAGATTATCAACCTGCTCACTAAGCACACTATTCTCTAACTCTTGCCAGCGATTTTCTGTTGGAACAAAAAACTGGTTGGCTATTTCAATTTCCTCTATCGGTGGAACATCAGTAAAAGGGACCTGAATTGGGAAATCATCTGAGACTTCTAGCTCTTTTCCACCAGTACGTCCATACTGCCAAATTTTTTTCATTTCATACCTCCTCAACCTTACTATTGTTTGTGGGTGCAGGTGCAAAAACTAATGCATGACCTCGAACTGCTAGTCTCTTCACTAATGTTGTTGGCGAATCAATAAAACGGACAATCGGTTTACGAGCATCATCAAAATTGTTTGATACAGTAATATGATAAGAACCAAATCCGCCGTCTGTGTAGTCTGGTAAACAGGAGCCACCAATCCAAATGTATCCGCCAAAAATATTCGGAACATCAGGATAAGTGAAGCCCGGATGACCATCATTTCCAACGCGAATTGTACTTCCTCTTGCCCAACCAATTGAATTCGAAAATTCTAATGTCTCCCACGCAAGCCACACACAGCCACCTAAATACACCGCACCATGATTTTTATATTTATCAGTCGCTACTGCTTTCGCGTACTCAACACCTATATTTACACCATTAGACTGTAAACCGCTTAAAAAGTTTTTAAATCCTGGGACCTGCTGTGGCTCATTTAGACTAACTGTTTGTAAGATTTTAGAATCCAAGTACTCTTCGGTGATATCCCAGCTATAATCATTTGGGTTACTACTATCTTTCAAACCTTCGCCAAAATATTTATATTCCAAAATATTCGGAGTGGCTATATCACCTTTTTCTATTTTTAATGATTCAATCGTTACTTGCCCCATTGTTGCTTGAGGGAATTGGTAAATTTGTAATGTGCTAGGAGAAACACTTCCATTCAAGTTTGCTTCTGAAGGAGTGAATGTCAGTCGCCAAGTATCCGCAACTCCTTCTACTATTTCCATATCCCCAATATTAGAGGTACTATTGGGACCAGTTGTATATACTCTAAATGATTGTGTACCTAGCTTGGTTCCTTTCAAAGTTAATGTATACGTTTGATTAGCAATAAATGGTTCAATCATTTCAGCAGAATATACTAAATATTGTCGACTACTTATCGGGAAAGCTTGTTCTTTATTTGCTAGATTTTCGTTCAATGGAACCTTGGAAATGTGATACGGTTCAACAAGTAGATTGGGTTGATAAGGCGTAGCAACCGATCCTTCTTCTATCTTTATGTTTCGAAGAGAGATTTTACCCTTAATTCGACTTGATGCTGTAACATCTTGTAAGACTACATACCATTGTTGAGGCAGTGTAGTCGCATAAGTTACTATTTGCGTACCTTTGATTGTCTGCCAGCTATTAGTAGAGATAAGTATTGGTCTATCTGTAGCCAACATAACCTGTCCTCCAGTCAAATAATTAGTAGTTAATCGAATGTTAGAGGCATCTCCCTCTAAACCTTCATGTAACATAATCTCAGCGCTGATGGTGTATCTCTTTCCATTTTGAAGAGCGGGTAAACGCATGCTTGTATTGAACTTAGTTAGTTGCGCAGATCCGTCCAATGTGAAAATGATCTCGCCATCTGCTCCATCTTCAACCGTAGCTCCATTTCCCGATGTAAAATGAGCAGCTGTAATCTTTGGTAACAAATTGGCATTCCCTGAATAGTCGTAATTACCAAAATCAATACTGTTTGAGTACATCCGTTTTAGATTACCTAGCTCGTTGATTTGTTTGCTTGTCTCGTTAACTTTTTCATTTAAATTTAGAACTTGTTCGTTTAACTCTTTAACTACGTTCTCAATACCCTTATACTCTTGTTCCTTTTCTTCAATAAATAATCGGAAACGATTATCAAAATCCTTTAGTTTTTCATCTAGCAAAGACACATAAAGCGTTGCTTGACCTTGACTGATATCGGCATCATTTTCAACTTTTATTCGAAAGCTCTGTGTTGCATAACATTCTCCGTTTTCTCTCGTCACACGAAAGAACGCTTCCTTGAACTCACCTTGGACACTAAAATTTTCACGACTAAATTTATAGCTGATTTCACCTTCAGTAGGATCTAAAATTGTGGGCACACCAGTTGTGAATGTGCCATTTGCATTTGTTCCATAAAAAACTATTGTACATCCATTGAGATTTATTGTTGATCCGTCTGGATCTAATAATTTAAAGGGATAATTTATAAATCGATTATCCCCAACTCGACCAATAATGGACTTTGAGAGCTTTCGTCCGTTACCGCCTAATTTAAGTTCAATAGGCTCCATTACTCCACTACCTTTCTTTTATTCATCAAAATATTCACTTAATCGACTTCGAATATTACCAAATGTTAATTGCATCTTGTTCTCAGTACTATTTACTCGCCAAGCAGTTAGAACTGATTGATAAATTGTATTTTTTATTCTTACATTCGCTAATAATCCAGTTTCAATTTCTTCAACATCAATATTTTTTGCTTGAAACATAACTTTACAATTGATTTCATGTGAATAAGCATTTCCTTTTAGTTCACTATTTGCAACTTCTAAATATGTGGGTTTATCTTCTAAATCCTGATCATATATATATACCGTATTAACAGTAGGTCTAATAATTTTATTGCTGTTTGGATTGTTAGTGACATTATTATCATTTTCTAAATAGTAGGTAGCTAAGATAATTGGATGGTCCATACTGTTAGTTGCTTTATCAACAATTAACAATGCATTCTCATTACCAACTCCTGGCTTTTTTACCCAATAATCCCAGTCACTAAATTCTGAAGAATTATCCATTATTTGAATACTTTTTTCTATTCTTTTTATACCAGTCTGTATTCTGCCTCCTGAGATTGCTTTAACATACCACTTTACGTTGTATTTCCTAAATCCATTAATCAAATAGCTATTAATCCTTCGAGAATTTAATTCAATTGCTTGATAACTATGAGCTGTATCACTTTCAACATCAATACTTAATGTTCCATTTAAATTCTTTGTACGGTCATTTAAAAGGTAGTTAGTGATGATTGATTTAGCATGAGATTCAAAGCTATTCCCACTTGTTCTATAAGTAGGGAAATAACTATCTCCAAGGCCCATCAACCCACGACAACGGATTGTTTTATTATCTTGAGAGTCGACTATCCCAAAATAAGCGTATTTTCCACTAGGTATATACTTTGCTCTTAGCCAATCACCTTTTTCAATTTTTATATCTTCTGTTAAGGTGAACTCACTGGTCAGTTCACGATTAACTTCATCAATACCAAAGTCGAACTCTCCACATATATATTCTCTAGGATAGGGAGTTAGATCCCAACGAAATAAATGAACAGATATAATCATTAAAACAGATCAGCCTCCTCATAAATCGTTATTTCTACTTCTGCAGTACCGATATGAAATACTATTATTGATTCTCCGACAGGCGCATGAACAAACCCGTTTTTAGTTATATCTTGTTGTTGATAGACCGAAGAATGTAATCCATTCTGATCTATTAATATAGCAGTCCTTTCTTGAAATAAACTAGAAACAACCAACTGCTGTTCTTCTTGTAAAGTTAGAAAATAACCATCTGAGCTAATTAATTTTGAACCTTGGAATATTTCCCAACGAGGGTTTACACAATAACCAGTTATTTTTATTCTTAGCGGAGTCAGATGATTTTTTTCAGCAGATAAATAGAGGGAACGATTATTAATTCGATAGTTCCCTTTTTTCTCATGTGCATTTTGAGTATAGACATACGGCCGGACATAATTATAGACTTTTCCATGGGCATTAACATTTATATTTTTTTGATGAATTTTTGCATACTTCACTGTATACCAAGGCGATAATCGGTCAATTATAATTGATTCTTTTAAAAATCCGCCTTGTTGTATAGAAGATTTCGATAACATAGAAACTGTAATCAGTGCTCTTTTTTGGCCTGCGTCAGTAGTATAAATTAAATAAAGTGGACTAAAGGATAAAAATTCTACAAAAGAATAATATACTTGATAGGCATTTTCATTTTTACGACGTCCAAAATGAAAATAAGCTTCAAACTGATGTTGTTTCAATACGTGCTTTTCAATTCTAGAATGCCCATTTTCGCTCAAATAATCAGTTTCAAAACCTATTCCTAAACCATTTACATTAGAAGCCCTTAAAGAGTGCGTATTATCTATGAGCCAGGTATCACCATGACTGTTTTCAATTGATAGATGTTGCACTAAAATCCTCCTCTCGCCATCGTCTTACCGATTATTTTTGTCAGTCCATTAGTGTCTTCAATCATTACTATCTGTTCTTTATTTGCCAAATCTGTTAAAGCTTGTGCAATTTTGGAGGTGTATGGGGATTGCGTACTGTATGATTGATTAATAATTTGTGTACCTCTAGCTTCCATACCCATACTTGAAGCGCCTAAAGCTATTTCTGGGGTAGTGATCCTCAGTATTCCGTTTGATAAATTATCTATCGATTGATATGCTACATCTGCATACTTATCAATTCCCACAGCTACACCTTCTGGTATCCATCGACCAACTTCTGATGCCATCACTCTAGATGGACTGTTAATATCTAATGCTTGTTTCATTGTATTAGCAACCTGATTGGCAATTCTATTTGCGGTTGCCAATACAGATGCTGTACCGGCATTTAATCCAGCAGTCAATCCAGCCATAGCATCTCGACCCACTCCATTTAGCTGGTTAGGTAATCCTGAAAAAGCAGATACAACCGCCGAGCTAGTTCTTGATGCAGTTGAAACAGGCTGATTTGCAGATGAATTCATTCCACTATTTAATGAACTAATTGCGTTGCGACCTGCCGTTTGCATCTGATTTGGCAACTGATTGAAGGATTGTACAATCCTATTTGATATATTTCTGGAAGTTGCGACAACCCTGCTCGACTCTGCCATCATTCCAGAATTCAATCGACTCATAATATCTCGACCGATCGATTGAAATTCACTTGGCGTATTAGTAAAGGTCCGTATCAAGTTGCTATTCAAAGCTTTCACAGTAGCTAATTGTACTTGCGATCCACTTTGGAAACTCATATTCATAGAATTCATACTATTGGAAGCTACCATAGGAAGCGCACTCAACGCGTTAGCTACATTAGGAACAACTTGATTAAAACTTACTGTCATATTTTTGATACCCATGTCGGTTTGTTTTACCATTTGGTCAACCAACTTATTTACTTCCGCAACAACCACTGGACTAGTGGCTGCGATTCCCGTTGCAAGACCTTCTCCCACTGCTTGTCCGTACTCAGCATAGTTACCTTGGTTCATATGGCTAGATAGTTCATTATTTGGAGTGTCTGCGACAGCTTTAGCACTTTGTTGCACAGCTTCTTGACTGCTATCAATCCCTTGTGCTACACCTCGACCTACCTCTGTTCCACTTTCCTTAGTTTTTTCTGTAGTCATCTCAGCTTGAATAGTATTTTCTGGTATCATTCCTATAGCTTTGGCTGCTAACTCAACATCGGCATTAGATTGATTAATTCCTTCACTTAATCCTTTACCTGTTTCTTGACCAGTCGGAATATAACGATTTGCTTGTATGGTTTCCTGAAACATTGTTTCTGGAGTTTGTGCTACTTCTTTAGAAGCTTCTTCTACTGAAGTAATATTATCTAAAATTCCTTGCCCCAATTTTGTTGGTGGTGCTGCACCCATTGAGGTATAGTCAGTTTGTTCTAATTGAGGGCCCATCACTCTCTCTGGCGTTTGAGCAACTTCCTTTGCTGCTTCCTCTACTTTGGGGGTTGCTTCTACCATCCCATCCCCAATTTCTTCGACAGGTTGACGTCCCCACTGGGCAAAGTCTCGCCCCTCTGTTCCTCTCCGTAAAGATGCCTCACTTTTTTCTGGAATTAATCCAAATTTTTCAGCAACAGTTTCCGTTTCTTCACCAACGATATTCCCCATACTCGCCATCGCTTGCTTCATCGTCGCATCCGCAGTCCCATTTAAATCACTAATGTGCTGTTGTGCTGTTTCTGGTAATTTACCTAATTCAAGATCTAAATTTTCAACAAACCACGCCGATTGTTCAGCTGACATTTTTGGTAGGTCCTCCATATGAAGACCCATTTGTTCCAGCAGGCTTTTTGTATGTTCTCCACCTAACTCCGCTAATGAACCAAGATTCAGCCCCATCTCATCAACCATTTGCTGTGTTTGAAGCGCACCCGCCGGGCCTAGTTTTTCAAGTTGCATAATAATGCCATCATCTACACCGGCCTTCGCCAAAATGGCAACATTGGTCGACCAAGTTCTCATAGCTTCAGCATTTTTTTGTAGATTTTCCTTCATTTGATCCAAGCTGATTGCTTCTTGTTGTTCAATCTGCTTAAAAGCATTCCCTGATTCTTCTACCAGCTTTTTGTACATGCTATTCATTGATTCCAAGGCAGCTTGTTGTGCATCAGATAGAACATTCCATGAAGTAATCATCTGAGAATTAGCTTCTGAGACGGTCTCTGCGACTGCTCGTCTTTTCTCTTGCTCCTCCGCGTACAATTGATTTCGTTCGGATTGATTTTCAACAAGTAAACCTTGAAGTTCATCTTCCTTCTGGGACAGTCCTTCCAGTGATTCTTTGACTTTTTTCTTTCCATCCACGCCAGATTCTGAGGCTTCTTGCTCCAATCTCATACGTTCTTTGGCTACTTCAGTTAATGAGGATTCAATGTCTGCAGCTTCTTGATTCAACGTCTTTTGTCGTTCGGTTAGCCGATTGACTTCTTCCATTCCTTTAGAAGCTTCAATCCGTTTGTTTATTTCTTCTGTGGTTGCATTAAGGAGGCCTGTTTCTTCATCTTAAGAGAGATTTAGACCAGTCACTGAATTATTCAGTTCATCAACTGCATCAGCCATCAATTTTTTATCTGCAGTCGATTTATCTTCAATTGCAGAAAGCCTTTGTAATTCGGCTGCTAGATCCTTGTTTCTTTCTGCATTCGACTCGATCACTTTTGCTTGTGACTCAAATTCTTTTGCACTGGACTGGGTTGACTTTCCGACATTATCTAGATCGTCTTTTAATCCATCTAATTCACTAGCTAATTCTTTGGTCTTTTTACGTGTATCTAAAAAATTTTTTCCCATTATGGCTGCAGCTACACCAGCTGCTCCTAAAACAGCTGCTGTACCCGCGACTACTGGATTCAATAGAATGCTAGCTGCTGCCAGTGCCTTCTTCGCTGCTGCAGAAGCACCAGCAGCAATCGCATAGGTTTTTTGGGCGGCTGCTGCACCTTTTAGTGAAGCTGCATTGGAAATGTTTGCTGCAACAACCGCTTTAGTGGTGGTGGCGTTCTGTAAGTTGAGACTGATTCCTAGTTTTGTAGCAACTGCATCAACTTTTTTAGCCATCGTCGCACCAGAAGTTGCACCGGTCAGGTATTTCAACATCTGAACATAAGATGCTGTAGCAACTGCTGCTTTCTGTACAATAAGTAGTCCACCAAATGCAGTTCCTAATCCGATAATCACGGGTGAAGCTGTCACAGCTGCGTCCTTCACAGCAATAACCCCACCGGTCATCGTATCAACAGCCGAAACAACAGGAGGGATTACACCAGCAATCCCATTTAGCGCACCTTCAAATGTTTTACCAAATCCTTGGATGTTTTCTTTCATCGAGCCAAAACGTGTTTCTGAGAATGCCTCGTCCATAGATGCGATAATATTTGCTGTTCCTCGGCTTGTTGCAGTAGCCATATTGGCAAACGATCCTGCCCAAGTATCCCCAGCTTGTTGAGCCATCCCAGAAACCGATGTGAATTCATTCCCACCATCACGCATCGCCTGTTCAACCGTATCAAAAAACTCATTGGCACTAATTTCGCCATCACGCAACGCATCACGAATACTTTGCATACTCATACCAGTCGCATCTTCATAGATTTTCCAAGGATCTACTCCACGGCGAACCATACGATCCATTTGTGCCATGTTAACCGTTCCGGTTGCTCGCATCTGGATCATTGCATCCATCACATTATCCATTGTTTCTGCAGCGCCATCACCATACATGGCAACTGCATCACCCCAGATTTGATAACTTTTCGTCGATTGTTCTAATGAACCATTTTGCATCACTAAACGTTGAACTGTCTGTGCCGCACTATCCAGCATGTAGTTTGTACCAACAACGACATCTCGAACGCCTTCCATCCCTGCAGCCGCTTCTTCTGAACTGCCAGTTAATCGAGTCATCGTATTTTCAAAGTTATTCAAAGTATCAATACGACCAAATGCACCATCTAATGAACCTTTAGCCATCGATAGTGCTGTAGTTGCTCCTTTTGTGATCAACATCGCTGCACTTAGTTTGCCCACAGAGCCTGTTAACAAATTGGCTTTTGGCTCTGGTTGAGAAAAGGAGGTACTCATTTTAGCACCAGACTTTTCTGCTTCATCACCCAATGACGTAAGATCCTTTTTCATCGCATCAACCGCATCACTGACAGTCTTTGCTCCGTCTTTGGAACCAGCTTCTAAACTAGTCGCAATGCTCTTTCCTGCCTTAGTTGCTGATAATTCAACAGGAGGAACCATCTGCGCAGAGGACTTTTCTATAGATCCAAGAGCGCTAGCTGCTTGCTTGGAACCTGCTTCAAACGAATTACCGATGCTTCTACCTGCCTTAGGTGACGTCGCTTCAATACTGGCTAACATGTTACTGCTTGATTTCCCGATACCATCTAAAGCGCTAGTCGCCTCCTTGGCACCAGATTGAAAGGAGCCACCAAGCTCTTTACCAATTTTAGGTGCAGAAGATTCCACAGAAGAAACCAAGCTTGTGACTGATTTAACGACACTGTCATTGGCCTGATTGGCATTTTTGGCACCAGAATCAAAGGATTCACCCATGATACGTCCTGACTTAGCTAGTTCAGTGCTCGTCGTGGCGGTTAGATCCGTCACTCCTTTAGCCACGCTATCTGTTGCGTTATTAGCGGCCTTAGATCCCACTTCGAAGTTTTCGCTTAATGATTTCCCAGCTTTGACAGTAGCCGTATCAGTCGATCTTCCTAAATCAGTCATCGACTGTTCAACTGAATCCACTGCTTGATTAGCAACTTTCGCTCCTGTCTCAGTATTGGCACCCATATTATTACCAATTTTTTTTGTAATATCATCAGCATTTTTTCCTAACTGTCCAAAGTTTTTTTCAATTGAACTTATTACATTAGGAACCTGCTTGGCGTCCACATCAATCAGAATACTTATTTTGCCATCTTTAGTCATTATCTTCCTCCTCTCTATCCGTATTTAAGGCATAGTATCTTTGTAAATCTGTCATATCTCGCTTATATTCTTCTGAATCATTATTTCCTGGTTTCCAAGCTCGAATCTGCATAATTCGTTTAAGTGGAGTGTCTGAAGGCAGATTATGTAAAAGAGCTCTAAATTTGGACCAAGTTAGTATTCCCTGTTTATCAATTAAATCGATGTTATATGCTTGGATAAAAGAAGCGTAAATAGTCTCTGCATCCGCAGATATATCTATTAATTGTTCGTGCTCTTCCACAGAAAGTGGCTCTCCGTAAAAACTATATTTAATGAACGGTGGAACTTCCTTATGAATAAATTGGTCGTAAATAAATACCCATAGACTAAGTGCATCCTCAGATTGATAGCAACCTTCTCCAATTAATAAGTCTAGACATAGACAAGCTTTCTCATAATCAGTGAATATTGCCTCGTTTAACACATCAAAAGCATCTAATACAATGTCAAATGACAAATTAATCAAATACTCACGTTCTTTATAAAAAAAGGAAGTGACTTCTGGGTCATTTAACCTCATGTCACCACCTACTTTTTATTTGCTACTTTTTGCTTTTTCTTTTTCTGAAACTCTTTGGTTAACTTTTTTGCGGCAAGCTCTCTATCCTTTTGTCTTTTCTTTTCTTGTTGTTCGACTTTTTTAACGATAGCTTTGATAGTTGGTTCATAAGCACGTTCAAGTGCATCAAAATCTGGTACACACTCATATAATTTTTTAAATGTTCCTTTACCAAAGAAAAAATCATATTGATATTCAAGAGTCCCTTTAGCATGTTCTATGACTGTTTCAACATTAGTTTCGTGGATAGAATCTTCTTTAAGTTTTTGTTCGTATATTTCGAATTCCTCATAGTTTTCTTCTACAATAATTCGTTTTAAATTTTCCAATGAGCTATCAAACCAGATTTCAACACGCTCACCAGTAATTGGATTTGTAAATCCTACTGGAAAGCCAGAGAGTTCAATATCGATATCAAGTGTTTGTTTCATAATTACCTCCATATAAAAAAGAGAAGGCTATAAAGCCTCCCCCAATATTTTAGTTAGTTCGTCTTTTTTAGCATTTGACGGGTATTCAATATTTTTACTATCAAGTGTTTGTTTTAATTCTGGCATAGTTAGCCCAGTAGCTTTCAGTTCTTCTGGCTCTGGGCTGTCTGCTTTGAATAAAGTTCCCATTTAGGTGTAGTATCATATAGAACAGTAAATTCAATATTACCAAATTCAGTAGCCCCTCCAGTTTTCGTTTGAGGACTTGATAAAGTTGCAATTCCTTCCCTTTTCTTTTTGGGATTATCTCGATCATCTGTTACTCGAAAACCAATTTTCCGATCATCTCCAAATAAACCAATCATTTCATCAATTAATTCAGATGCTTCATCACCCTCAAAGTATTCACCCGTAAAACTATAGCCTAGTCGATGAGAGGTGATCGTTTGCTCTGGTTCTCCCGACCCATCAAAGAAACCGTCTCCATCGTCAACTTCTTCTTGTGAGGCATCAGAGACACTCTTAATTTTTTTTAAACGAACCCAACCATCTTCAGTAATTTTTCCATCTTTCAATTTTTGAATTTCAAATCCAATTAGCGCAATTTTTTTTCGTTTCATAATATTCCTCCTATTTATCAAAATATAATGTTGCTTTGATTGCTAATCGATAATACAGAAATTTTTTGTCGTCATAACCTGTAAAAAAAGGTTCATCTACAATTGTTATTCCAACAAATTGATAACTATTGTTACTAGATGGAATATCTTCTTGTTCTTCTAGTAACTCACCTAGTTCAATCATTATCCGATCTGCATTTTCACATTTTGTTTTATAGACAAATTCATAATTTAGTTCTTTTTGTTTTGATCCATCCATAAAAGTTTCGACCGTTTTACCTCCAGGTAATGCGGTTAGACGCATCGACTCGTCTTTATCTAAAGAGTGAATACGGACTGGTACTGGTACTTGGTTCGATACTTCTAGCAACTGATCAATAAAATCCATTACCAATTCGCTCCCCTCTTGAATGCTTCTAACCAACTAGACATAAATATAGATTTTGCTTCTTTATCCCAATATGGACCAGTTCCCGGTGTAGTATAATTAGAAAATATTACCTGTGTTCCAAACTTATTTGTAAACCCTCCGTGATAATGAGCCAAAGCATATCGAGCATTCCAAGTAATCTTTTCTCCATTACTTTCAACAAAAGACATATCTCTCAAGTGTTGGCTCCTCATAGGAACAAATCTTTCATTCATATCTAAATGAGCTTTATTTGCCATTTCGTGCCGTCCATTTTGTATAGATGAATGACTTAATTTTATTTTTGCTCGACTTAAATCAATTCTTACAGATGCTCCCATTAAACTACCTCCAATTCATAAGCGAATGGTTCAGGAGAATCAGCAAGCAACGGAACGATTTTTGTGATTGTGTATTGTTCGCCAAAGATTTCAATTTGATCTGCAACTGAAAACTCCGGTAATGGTCCAGTGTATTTTTTCGCCATAGAAATCAATGCATTTGGCGTTTGTACTTTCCCATCAATATCCCTTGGCTCAAATTTGACTGTGTCGTCAAAGCGGACATGCTCAATGGCTAAATCATCCTCAAAAATCGGCTCACTTCGTGGACCCATTCCGTTTTTCTTGCGATAGATCATCGCATGAGGGAAAAAACGTTTTGGCGGCATTCTCATCGACTCACCCCACGATATAACAGACCTGTGCCAGATAACTGCAGCATAGCGTCCCCAGAAAGCAGGGATACTTCGTTTGTCAATGACGAACCACCTTTGCTTTTAGAAACACTCATCCGACCAATGGACCAGCTGTCAGGCTCTTGCATGCCGAACGTTGTAGTGGCCTCAGCCTCATGCATGTACTCAATCTGATAAGCAACAGCCAACTTAAATGCATCGCGCCGCATCGGAATATCTAATTCAAGATCATTGTGTTGATAGAAACGTCTCGTTTGGATGTCCAACAATGCACTGGCTTTTCTCAGAAGCTTCTTGAACTCCTTTTCGGTCAGTTCCGTGTCACGATCCACGAGTCGCTTGTACTCTTTAAGAGACAGGTAGCCACATGGCTCGATGCTATCCTGATCGTCAAAGATTTCGTTCAACGGCTTACGTCTTATTCGTTCCATGGTTTTTCACCTCCATGAAAAAAGAGAGTGGTTATTCACTCTCTTTTAACAACTCAATTAATTCTGGTTTCTTGGCAGTAGATGGATACTCAAAGCCAAGACGATCTAACTCAGCTCTAAGCTCATCAACTTTCATGTCATCGATGACAATTGATTTACCTTCTACTCCAGACTTCCCCGGTTCTTCCGGGGTCATGCTTTTGGGTCATCATAAGAGATATAGATTGCTGGACGTGCTTTCTTAAGTACCAAGCAATCGTAATAATCCAACCCTTTGATGGTGTCACGGTAACCGCCACGATCCTGGTCAGCAGGGACCAAATCAATCGTATTGTACTTCTCGATTGGCTTAGCAACGGTGATAGGTGTCATAATGAAATTAATATGCTTGTCTTCATCGACCTGCAACCGATTTTTAGCAACCTTTTGGATGATGATGTTCGTGCCATCAAGCATCTCGACACGACGATCGATACCATTAAATTGAACAGTGTTGGTGGTAAAAGTTTTAGAAACGCCATCTGCATTCTTCAATGCTTTGTAGGCATCACTAGACATAAATGCCACAAACTGACCAATGACTTCTGTGTCAGTCATGTACGCTTCAGCATCGTCGAAGCTATCTAAAATATTAGATTTAGTGATTGTTTGTTTGACCGTTTTTCCTTTGTAAATCTTATCAGAAGTATCAAATCCAGCTTCAAGCAAACGAGCAACAGCGGTTTGATCTTTCTCAGGAATCGTAACCAATCGAGTGTGCTCTTCAATGACAGCACCTACTTGATAGGCTGCATTTTCCGATTGATCTAAGCGATCCATGTCGTAGCCCATCCAACGTTCCTTTTCCAATTTTAAAGTTGACTTCTCAACTGAGATATTGTTTCGTTCATTTTCTTTATTTCGCTTATAATCGGCAGCAGTAAATCCTTGCATTTCATTTACACGAACTTCATGAGTCCCCACAAAATCAGCTTCTGTAATATCTTTTGCCCCTTGTGTCAATACTTCCCATACTTGCGACTCAGCTGCAAATTCCTTGTCGATTTTCGCTAAATCCTTACTGTCTAAAATTACTGGCATTTAAACCACTCTCCTAATTATTTTTTGTTCTTGCAATATTCTCTGCTAGATTATCTTTCCAGCTTTTTTCTTTAGGTGGCTCACCACCACCTGTATTACCAGCAGCCACAAACTGCTTTTTCTTTGGCTGTGGTGCAGGATCGCTTGATTGAAACAAATAGCCTTCATCTTTTTTTAGTGAGGCTACTTTATCATCTAATCCCTTGACCCCTTCGTCAGTCATTTCCAATTCATCTGCCTTCAACAAAGCTTTCACAGCTGTAATGTTCTTAGCTCCAGCTTGTGTTAAAGCTAATTCGATCGCAGCGTTCTTACGATCTGCTAGTCTTTCAGCGGTTACGGTTTCTAACTGATTTTTATAGTCATCAATTTGTTTTTGCAGATCTTCATTTCCACTGTTTGATGCTTTCAACTGCTCAACAAGCGCATTTGCGGCGGTTAAATCTTCGTTTGCAGTTTTTAGCTTTTGAGACTTATCGTTAAAATCAGCTTTAGGCACAGCATTTTTCGGAAATTCTGATTTTATTTCTTTTGTCGCTCCGTCTAGATCAAACTTCCCATCCTCTCCGACGTGTTTTGATAAAATTTCTTTGATCCATTCCATGATTCATTCTCCGTTCCTTTTTATTCTGGTTGGTACCAGTTTAGAGTGTGAGTTATACCGCTCACTCGGTAGATGAACAGTTTAATGTCATATTCAGGACAAAATAAAAGCCTAGCAAGCTAGACTAAACAAACCAAAATCCTCAAACTTCAAAGCAAGACCAATTTCATAAAATGTTAGTAAGATTTCAGATAAGCTCAATTTGCTTTAATCCTCCACCATACTTTCTCCTTCTATGAATACACTTGCTCTCTCGAATAATCCCGACGTAACAATTGACCATGCTCATTGATAAAAGTACGCAGTGCTGCTTGACGTCGTCTGACCAGTTGTTTGAAGTGCAGAACATCTTCTTTGTTGTCCATTGTCGTTGCTCCGTTCAACTGCCGCTTGGCACGACGAATAGCGACTTCCATGCGTCGTTGCTTGGCAACCAAGTCTGCATTGTCAATCGCTTGCTTTGGATCATACTGCTTCATGTGAATATCAAGATCCGGATCATAGATTTGGATGTACAATCGATGTCGACAATTAATACCTTGGGTTCCGTCAGGCTCACCGTATCCATGATCATAGATCGATGGAATGTGCCGTAATTCTTCCGGCGCATCTTCAGTGCGGACAAGCAATACCCATCCACCTTGAATATGGGCACATTGTGGTCGTGCAGCCACATGGCTACTCATTAAAGCAGTGACGATGCCATGCTCTAAGCCTCGCTTAAGTCGCAGATCTTGATAAACACGGTGAGTGGATGCTTTTAAAACCATCCGAACGTAGCGCTCAAGGCTCCATTCACGCCCTGCCTTGTCGACAAAGGTCGTCATCACCCCTTTTTCCACCATCGCATAGATCGACTCTCTAAGTGCCTGTTGTGGCGTTTTTGTGCCTCCGATGATTTTGGCCACAGTATCGTTTAAAACTTGTTGATACATCTTAGCCAGTGGATTATTCGGATAATTAGTGTCGATCAGCGTTTGATTGACGTGGTTGTCGAGCTCTCGCCATTGCTGATTGAAATATGACTCCATCACATTGTCGATCTCCGTTCGTGGTGGAGATTCTTTTCCGGTTTGCTTAACCAAATTCTTGTCGAGATCTGAAACGACCTCAAATCCCATATCCACGATGATTTTACGTAACTGATCATAAGAATACTGACTTGTTTCATTGACCACTTGCTGCAAAGATTGTTGATTCAACAAATTTAATTGCTGCATCTTTTCAAGCTTCCATCGAAACGCATTATCTTCTGTGAGCGGTGTTCTCGTTGGCTTGTTTAACTGACTGATAAGTAGCTTCATAATTTCGTCTTCCATCGCCAAGTAGGCGTCTTGGACGTAAGAAGCCTCAATATCTAACTGGTTAGGTGTAATGGCCATTCAATCACTCCTCGAAGTCTTCGTATCCAGAATCTCGTATTTTACCAGTAGTCTCATCAACTACATCTAATTGCGCTTGTCGGTAAAGATCTTTTGCCTTACTTTCAGGCAACTTCATTATTTTGGCTAAAGTTAACCATCCGGGAATCAGCCCATCATTTTTCAGTTCACGATAATAATCAGATTCTGACTTTTTATCTAAGAATATGCCATCATCAAAGTTCACACCTATCTCTTCACGATTTGGAGATTCACCACTAAATAGTGGTTTCCCATCAACTTCTGTGGCTCGACCTAGCTCACACAGCGCTAGCACAACATCCCGAATGAATTCCTCTAATTCGGTTGTTTGTTGGTTCCTTGACTGATACGTTTGCGAGTTCTCGCTGATTACCTCAGTTGCCGTCTTATTCGTCGTACGTACCCCGGCACCATCGAAAACGAACGTACCAGTCGACAGCCCCACTTCCATTTCTAGAAGTCGCAAGCGATGATTAATTGCTCCGATGTATTGTTCTGTTCGAATATCATGAGTTAAATCAGTAATTTTAAATTCATCAGGGTTCGTACCAGGAACAATGACATAGAAGTCATCATCTTTATCAAAGGTTAATTTCGTTTCGCCTGTTCCCTTGTCAGGAATTCCACTTAGCATAGATTCAGGAAAGGCCGCTCTTCTCTTTCCCACGTCAATTTCATGATCGAACGCATCAAGTGCTTTATTTAATCGATCAAGTGTTCGTTTACAGTTATCGTACACACCAACACCAAGTGGTGAGTATGGGTTGATATTGTTAAAACCTGCTGTCTTAAAATAAGAGAAGATTGGACGTTCAATTTCTTCACCATGAACAGCCGCCTCAAACTCTTCGTACTGCTTTAATGTGTTTAAAGATACTTGCATCCCCAACACATTAGATTTTTCACTTTCGTATAGTTCCATAGAGACCCAATACTCACCATCGATCCACTCATGGAATTCTAACAAGGTATAATAGAACGTTTTGTTCCCTTGGGTTTTGATCGTTTTAAATGCCATTGCACACTGACTGATCTTATTTGTACTGCTTTCCAATGGAAAGAAGGCATCCGGGAGCGCCCATGAAAATTCCACTTGTCCTGATTGATCATTGAAATAAGGTCGCACAACTAAGCCACCAAGAGCCATTGCTGGCTCAAGATACTTACTGAGATTACGCTTGAAGTCATTATGTTGAAACACAGACTCTATCCAAGTGCTGGCTTCATCATATTTTTTTGATTTATCGTCTTTTCCGATCGTGATTTCTGCCTGTTCATTGAACATTACCTTCGCATACTCAGAAGCAACCTTGCGGGCCATATTGATATTCGCCTTTGCTCTCTGATCAGAATTACAATGCGTGTACCCTTGGTAATAAAGCAAGCTGTTTTGAATACGATCATATTCTTCACGACTCATTTGAATCTTTGGATGATCTAAAATACTTTGTAGCTCTTTTTTCGCTCCTATCGCAACCGCCCCCTTTCCAAAAACTCTTTTTATTGCTTGCCAAAATGACACCTGATCACCTCCTACTAAAGAACATAGCGTTTCGTAAAGTAATTAATCGCATAACGACATTCGTCTAATGCATGGTTGTTTTTATCCACTGGGTAGCCAGAATCATTCCGAACGTACATTCCTAATTCTTTGATGAAATGATAGTGACCATACTTGCCATCATGATCGTAAAGAAAAAAGCGTCCTTTTGAAAAGGCGCTTTGCGTTCGTTCAATCCCTACTTCAATTTTAGTGCCATTGCTGGTTACTTTATCTTTTGAGTTGTTATCTGCTTTTGTTGTGACAATACCTAAGACACGTAATTCCTCACTCAATGACTTACAGGCTGGATCAACAAAGAACTTTGAATGCTTTGGTAGCCAAGACCACTCTTTATAACACCATTCTTTAAACTGCTTAATTTCCTTGGCATACTCGCTCATTGCTTTTGTTACCCCTGTATCAGTACCGCTATGATAGAAGTTGGCCATTCGATAGAGATAATACTTTCCGTCTTTCCATGTAACGAGATTTAAGGAACAGGTAGTTGCATCACTTTGTCCGCCGTCTGCACTAAAGAATGCTTCTACAGGTTTACCAATGATTTCCTTCGACAGATGAGTATCTTCGTTAAACATTGAATAGATCACACCTTCAGGCATCACACGATCACCTAGCCAATCTCGTTTGTAAAGATACTCGGAGACTTTACATTCCGCTTCCCATTCTTTCAAAGCTTGTTTCGTTAAAATAGGATTATCTTGTGGTCGCCAATGACGAAACTTAAAAGACCCAGTTTCTATAAAAGGTTTAAGAGTTTCTAGGTTCGGATGATTTGGTGCTGGCGGATTCTGTTCAGCGAGATGATAACGAAAACTAGAAGCTTTAGTCCGACGAAAAGCCTCCTCTATGACCGCTTTGTTAAGCAGATTGAATTCCAAAAAAGTGACAGTTCCAAATGACATACCAGTGATAGCGCCGACAGCATTTACTTTTCCGCCGCCTTTATAATAGATCCGCTTTTCTCCCTCTGGTAGATTGATCCATAAATGATCTCCATGCTCATCGTGTCGAATTTCAGCACAGCTGGCAAAGATATGTTCCAGTCCGAACCCTTCACAATCCATAAACATTCTGTAAGCTTGTTCTTGGTTATAAGCAAGTACAAGATGATTGGTGTCGGGATGTCCTGCATAGATCAACGCCATTTTCTGCGCATCTGACATGGTTTTGCCTGAACGAATCGTTCCCTCGTTCAATTCCATCCGAATTCCCTTGAGCGATTGGAAAATATTCTCTTGTTGCTTAGTCGATAGTTTCAACTGGCTCATCTGTATCACTCTCCTCCTCTTTCTTTATTGGACCAATAAGCGATTGGCCGATATCAATAAGTCCCTGTACTTTATTTTGCTCACCTTGTTTAAGAATAAGTTTAGAGACTTTATGTTCGAGAATATCCGCTTCAAAGGCTATTTTCCGTTTTTGCTCTTCCATTAATACAACTTTTCCTCCTAATAGGGATAATTCATTTAGTTGTTTAATCGATTTTGTCAACTGGTTACTAATCCGAGTTAGTGAATCTTCAATTGAAAGAATATCATCAATTTTACGGTATACTTTTCTACTTACTTGGATATCTTGCATTGCTTCACGTTTGATTTCTAGCTTTTTACCATCTTTTTCTATAGGAGTTTTTATTTTTCTTAGCTGTTGCAGCCGCTCAACTTCTTCCTCATTTAGCCCTTCTTCGGCTTTTTTGATTCTTTTCATCATTCGTAGCTGCCGAATCTTAAGTAGCCGTATTTCTTCAGATAAAACAAAAGAAGGATCATCATCCAAACTTGAATAGATGTCCTTCTCGTCATCGCTTAAAGTATCAAAGAATATTGTTTCATATTCGCCTGTTTTCAAAGCGTTCTTGTTTCTCTTGGGTGGCGATGCTCCGCTATTCCCTTTATTCCCTATGGCATTCTGGTTACCGATAGGTGCGCCACCTTTATTTGCAGTACTACATTCATCTTTTTGCAGTACTTCATTCCATTTGTCACGTGATTTCCATGCTGAAATAGTTTTTTCTGGGACAGATAACTTTTCAGAAATTTCTCGGTTAGTTATTGTTCCATTAGACTTTTTAAACAATCCGAAAGCTTCATCACGTCTTGGATCACGCTTTCTTGCCATTCAATATACACCACCTCACAATCTGATTAGGTTGAGTTTTGTTTTTCTATTTCCCTTCTTTAGCAACATTCCATTCTTGCTTTAGATATTTTCTTATCTCATCTCGAAATTCAATAATAAGGTCACTACTTCTGGTATCATCTTTGTAAAAATTCCCACTATTTACCTTCTTTAAAATTTCATTTATAAATTCCACAATCTTTTCATTCTCTCCATCTTTATCTGGACCAAAATAAATCATTAAAAGATTTGCAGCATTGTTCAATTGAACCCTGATTTTTTCTTTTTCTTTAGCATCTACCACATCATCAAAACGAGATAAAACTTCCTCATCAGGTTCGACATCTGCAGTTATAGTTACAGTATTACTTTCTATATTTTCCACTCTAACATTTGTCGGCTTTCCGACAATTCTTTTAGGTGAATACTCTAGATACAGTAAACAATTTGTAATAAAATCAGCAGATTGGACACGGACTTGTGTAATCCACTCTATTCTTGCTTTTGCTTTCAAATTAGCATCTATTTGTTTTTGTGTTAGTTTTTCTTGAAACTCTTGTTCTCTAGCTAACATTTGAACCTCAAAGTCTTTTTGACTTGTAAGGACCATACGTTGAGTCTCTTCGTTTTCTTTATTTTGTTTTTTAGTATTATGTTTATTGTATACTGCTATACAATAAGTGCCAAATACTGAAATAACCACACCAATTAAACCTAGTACACCATCGCTCATAAAAATCAACTCCCAATATATTTTATTTAAGTATATCAGGAAGTGTATTTTATTTGTTAACCATTATCAATATCTTTCAACATCAAATCGGCTTCGATCAATATCTTTAAATCGGAAACTTTATCTAACTTGATTTGTCCTGATTGGAGATTTTTCAACCATTTCCCCAAAGCGACACGAATGATCTTTTTATATTCTTGAATGGACTCTGCTTTCACCATTGCCTTTTCAATCTCATAATCTAAATCAAAGTTTTCGTTTTCCATTGTGTAAGCACCCCGCATTTGTTAGAATGCTAAAAGACACAGAACTGTCTAGAAAGCACGCGCGTGTGGTTTCTGTGTCTTCGGGGGCTTACGGTCCTTGTTGAAGTAGTCGAGTGTTAGCGCACTCGGCTTCTTTTTTATTCTGAAACTAAAATTGCTTCGTTGCCTGTTGCTCGTTCCCATCTTTCAATAATTACATCACAAAATAGAGGATCTAATTTGAGAGTATAACAAATACGTTCTAACTGGTCACAGGTCATTAATGTACTACCTGAGCCACCAAACAAATCTAAAACGATATCCTGCCTTTTAGAACTATTTTTTACTGGTATAGCAATAAGTGATAGTGGCTTTTGCGTCGGGTGATAATATGCATTCACATCATCTTTGGGAACTCTCCAAATGGTTGCTGGTAAATCTTCTAGTAAGTCGTCTTGCCAAACCGTTGTCTGTTTCCTATCTCCGTACCACGTAGGTGCATATCTTTCCTTATGTGCATAAAAAACTGGTTCATGTTGCCAACGATACTGACTCCAACCAAATGTTGCATTATTTTTAACCCAAATACACTGCGACCGAACTATAATTCCTGCGGCATTCATGCTATTTTCAAATTCTCGCTGATAAGAAGATCCATGAAAGACATAAATTGCCGAGTTGTCTTCCATGGCATTAGCATAGTTTTGGAATACAAACATTAAAAATTGATCAAAATCTTCATCACTCATATCGTCATTCATAATTTTATCTCGTCCAGATTCGTTTAATTCTTTATTATCAGATTTCACCGCTACATTATATGGTGGGTCAGTGACAACTAAATTCGCCTTTTTACCTTGTAGCAATCTTTCGACGTCGCTCGCTTTCGTAGCATCGCCACATAATAGGTAATGTTTACCTAATTTCCATAGTTGTCCATAGTTCGTTTTGCAATCAGAATGATTTTCTATAAATTCATTCACTTCGAATCCATCTTCTATTACAGGCTTTTCAGTATCTTCTTTATAATCAAACGCAGTAAGTAGCTCTTCTACTTCTTCAGATTCAAAACCTGTTAAAACAATGGTTTCATTTTCTAATTCTTTCAGCAAAATAGAAAGCTTTTCATCATCCCAACGACCAGCAATCTTATTGAGAGCCACATTAAGAGCTTTTTCCTTATCAAGTGGTAAATCAACGACAGATACCTCTATCTCTTCGCATAGGCCCAAATCTTTAGCTACAGCAACACGTTGATGACCGCCAACGAGATTTCCTGTTTGTTTGTTAAAAATAGGTGGATCAACAAAGCCGAATTTTAAAATGGACTGTTTTAACTTCTCGTATTCGTCCATACCAGGTTCTAACTTAACTCTTGGATTATAATCCGCAGCTTTTAAATCCGATAGCTTCATTATTTCAATTTGCATTTGTATCCCTCAAATTCTTATTAATATTTTCTTCAATATGCGTTTGATTAAAGTATCCATATCCACAGTACCGAAGATTATATTTGTCGATTTCTTTCGGTGTCGCTTCTCTAGTCATCTCAATGATGGAATACTTCTTTTTGATCTGAACTGATTGGACGATTCTTAATGAATCATCTTCAATTGGCCGTGGATATCTATTAGATAGTGAAACGTACCAGTAGTTTCTCATTATGTAACCTCCTCTGAACAAAATAAAAAAGACCACTCAATGAGTGATCTTTTTATACCAATTCTACATTCTCCATTTGGTTATCTATGTCCACAATTATTAGTTCTAAAACATTTATAATTGGATCTTTAGTAGTATTGATTTCTATTCTTTTTTTACAAAAATAAGTCTGCTTTTCTAGATACATCTGTTTCCATGTGCTTTCCGTACCTAATTTATTTTCTCCTTTAAAAGGATAAGTTTCACCACAAACTAGATTTGGATCAGAAGTCTCTATAATTTCAATTTTACCAGTTTTACTTAAATAATCACTACCATAAACCTTTCCAGATACTTTAACTATACTATCTTCTGTATAGGTACTTTTTGAAAATAGTTCTCTATCTTCAGTTGTTAGATATATTTGTTCATTATTAACTGTATTAGTAAATTCTATTGCTTCTAATTGTTCTCCATCTACTTTTTTCGCTAAGTTATAGAAATCTGCTGCTAAATTATTAGCTAATTTATCAATTCCAGGATAAATATTAACTTCAACAGTACTATCAGTGACATTGTGTATAGAAACATTTGCTCCACCAGTATCAGTTGTTTGATTAACTACCAACTCCTTACCCTCCTTAGCTGCAGATATTTTTGTTTTTAAAAACTCGTACGACGCCTTAATTGAGGTCCATATTAATTCTTTGTTTCCAGCAATCACTGGAATTGTTGGAATTATTATATCGCTATAGACAGCCATTAAATCATAAATTAAAGATCCTTCTTTAAATTCCATGATTTTTAAATTAAGATATTGTTTATCTTCTTTTGTAAATCTCGTTCCGCCTTTTATATGTAAATATGACTTCTTTATCATACTTTCGGTAGAGTTAAGCGATGTTAAAACATATTCTAAGTTATAACCTTCACTTTTTGTCATTTGATTCCCTGATACTCTCAAAGAAATATATTCATCATGTTCAATTGGTTTTAATTCAGTTGTTTTATCCATAAGAACTCTCCTTATCAACTTATATCTGCTACTTTAATTAAATCAAAAAGAAGTTTAGAAAACAATCGTTTTCTAAAACTTCTTTTCTAGCAGATATAATCATAAGGATTATGATATTAATATATAACGAACTTATGTTCCTGTCAATAATAATAGACAGCAACATATGAACTATTGTTTGTAGGAGCTGAACCCCACATCCTTTAGTTTTATTTTTTGCTGTCTATCGAAGCTTAATTACAACGATGAGGGAGATTTCCTCCCTTCAAATTGTTTTTGTCGATCCTGTTCAAATCTTTCGACACTAATAGAATATCACGCTGTATACAATACTTACATAGCTACAATGTTCGAACATTTAGTGAACATTGGAATTTTAGAACAATCTAATTTGTTCAGTTTCGTACCTGCCCTTATTGTAATAATCAATCTCATTAATTTTGTTTTGTCCACTCACCTTGTTCATTTCATATTGGAATGGCAACAGTTTTTTTGACAAATTTTATAAGGTGCAGAACTTCTTTCCGTATGCTATTCCGATTGTCCTTGACAATGAGCCTCCTCGGATGTGACGATCTTCGGCAGGAGCTAACAATTAAAGTTAGACTGCCTCGCTAGCGTTAGCACATCCGAGCTCATTATCAAGGATTCGCTGCGCCAATCTCTGGTTACGGTAACCAACCGGTGTCTCGTAGCCAAGTGTACCGTGCAACCGAAGGTGGTTCCACCAATTGACATAGTCAAATAACTCCAAATCCAATTGTTGTAAGGTTTCAAATGTGTATTGATAGACAAATTCTACTTTCAACGACTTATAAGTTGATTCAGCTACGGCATTATCAAAAGGACAGCCTTTATGACTCAATGATCGATTGATGTCAAAAGTTGTTAATAATTCATCAATAGCTTGGTTATCAAACTCTTTTCCACGATCAGTATGAAAAATCTCAACCTCTGTCAGAGGTTGTTTGATACGGCTAAATGCTTTTTTTACTAGAACGGCATCTTTATGTTCTCCACAAGAATAGCCGAGAATTTCTCGATTGAACAGATCCAAAATGAAACAGACATAATTCCATTTTTTCCCGACTCGTACATAAGTCAAGTCTGTTACGATCGCTTCTAATGGGTTGTCTCTTAAGAATTTACGATTCAATACGTTTGTCGTTTTGGCTTCATTGCAAGTAGAATGATGTACTTTAAAATAAGCAACAGTATAGCTCGATTTTAATCCTCTATTTTTCATGATTCTACTAATTTTTCGTCGGCTGATCTGAATGCCTCGTTTTGATAAGGCTTTTTTTATTTTTCTTGAGCCGTAGGCCTTTCGGCTGCGGATAAATTCTTCAGCGACTGCTTCTTCAAGTTCTGATTCGTCTTTCTTTGGTTTTGATTGATAATAATAGGACTGACGTGATAGACCTAATATTCTGCACATCGCTGATATAGGGTAAAGATGCTTATTCGCATCGATTACTTGTCTCTTCGTCCGAATATCAGCGCTGCTTGCTTTAAAATATCATTTTCCATTTCTAATTGCTGGTTTCTTTTACGTAGTTCTAACAATTCTTTTTGTTCAGGCGTAAGATTATCTTTTTCTTTGAATGAACCACTCGTTTTAGATTGCTTTACCCATTTGTCAAATGCTGAAGCCGTTAGTTCATATTCTCGAATGATTTCTACACGTGGCTTTCCAGCTAAGTAAAGATTGACGATTTGTTGCTTGAATTCTTGTGAAAAAGTTCTTCGTGTTCTCTTAGACATAAAAATTCCTCCTGGTATTTTTTCTTCTAGTCTACACACCTTAATTTTTCTGTCTAGTTAATTGTAGCCTATCCATATTCATCTAGAAAAGATAAAGTTTTACGAATTTCTGCGTGTCTTTGTCTGACATAAGATGCGCTGTAACCTATCTCTTCAGCTATTAACTCTAGCGAACAACCCTCAACATACTTTTTACGAATGATCTCATTATCAATTCCCTTAAAGGAGTTAATAATAGCAAGCATTTCTTTTCGTTGTTCTTCGAGTATTTCAATTTCATTTTCGATCTTTTGAATATTTTCTTCTAACATGGATGATCTAGAATTTTTTTCAATGCGGACGTCTGCTAAATCTCCATAGATCCACCGACTCAATTCAAGCTTACTTTTATTAAGATTCCATTTTAAGTAAAGAATCTGCTCATCAAGCTCTTGGTAATCTTTTAACCATTTAAACCTCACAAACGCCACCCCTTATGGTAAAATAGTTTTGCGGTGCTATCTCATATGAGATGGCTTTTTTTATTACTTTTCTACAGTAGATAATAATTTTATTTCCCAGGAACCATCTGACTGTATCTCTACAATGTAATTATCTCCATCTTTAGGTACTTGAATTGTTCTTTGCCCCTTATAGGGTGCTTGATTTTTAGATACTGTTGCAACAACAGTGCCATCATTATCTAAAATTTTCATTGAAAAACGTTGACCTTTTGAAAAATCAATTGATAAAACCACGATTCCTTTTTTTAAAGTTAATTGAGAGTATACGGCATCTCCTGTACCTGCTTGACTCAGTCCTTCCTGTTCCTGTTTTTCTAAAGTATCCGATGATTGAATGCTTTCACCTACACCATAATTGTCATCTCTAGCAGACTGAGGACTATTCACCTCGATTTTACAAGCCGTTAGTACTAAAAGAACGAATAACATCAACAATCCTAACTTGATAAAAACCTTCATTTTCTCACATCCTTACGATTACACAACCTGCCAAAATAATTACTAATATGGTCAAAATCAAACCTATTTTAATTTTTTTCATGCCTTTATCCTCCTCTATCAGATTTTCACATGGTATAATTTCCGTGTAATGTTTGAACTTTATTCATTACAACCATATACATGTTGAGCTATCTGGCGGAAAACAGATGGCTCATTATTTCAATATTCTGCTAAGGACAGCCAGTGGTCAGCTGTCTTTTTTCTATTACAATTAGAATTCGTACATATTTTTTATCTTTCTTATAGAGAATGGTATTATTATTATAAATTGACCGTATAGGAGATGATTTTGTGATTGGTGTTTTAATGATTTTAGATCTCATGCTTTTTTTCTGGATTCCCATTTGTTTTAGTAGCTTCTCCATTTATTACTTTGTAAAACATTCTAGAACAAACAAGTTTCTCTTGTTATGTTGTTTACCTGCATTTATTTTTATCATAGAATCTATCTCAATTATTTTTGGTTTTAATTCTTTTCTTTTACCTTTTGGATCATTCGAGTATTATGCGGCAAGCTTATACGTTTATTTTATTGTGATGCTATTTTATGGTTATTTTAAAAAGTAGACTTGCTTAAAATCTTATTGCAGTTGTTCTATTTCGACTAATCGAGCAACTGCAATATTCGCTTTGCTCTTCGCTAGTTCTTTGTCACAGTCCATCGTATTCTCAATACGAATAACTGCTGAATGATTGTACACACGTTCTACATACCCTCTAATTGGATAAATGAACTCTTCCGCTGTGCAACGAACCATATCACCGACTTTAAATTCTGATTCCTCTTGCTTAATAGGATTTTTGATTGGTAGATCCATCATCAAGCCACCAATCCCATAAGTATCAGTGTAAAATTCGTCTTTGAGTTTCATTCTGCTTCCTCCAAACTTAAAATAGACATCAATTCATCTAAATTCCAATCACGCATAATACTTTTACTGCTTGTTGATAATTTAATATGAGCAATCTCATAATATCCTTCGTCATGATCATACCCAGCAGGATGCCACGCAAGTATAGCGATTCTGTTTTTCTGTTTTTGAAATTTAAACTTTTCTTTCATTCTGCTTCCTCCTGTTCCAAAGTTTTTTTAATAAAATCCTCAATCAAGACTGCGCTTCGGTTCTTCCAGTTTATTTCTGTAATGTCTGTGTTTCTGATTGTTTGGCAAGGAATTGCTTTAGGGTCAAACTCGTTGACATATCCCCAGCTTTCTAAATCCATGTATTTTTTAGGTTTCAAAGAAAAAAGTACAAGATGCTTCCCGTCTAAATCACGAACGACATATCGAAAGCCGCGATCAAAATACTTTTTTAGTTCTTTAGTGGTATCTGTTCGGTTTTTTAGTCGTATGGAGTCATAAAGCCGTTTTTCCCAATCCATATTCATTCCTCGCTTTCTGCTATCTCGTCGGATAGCTAACTAGTAAACACCAACATTTTGCCCATAACATAAAGCATCGCACGTGCCATATTTAATGCCATATTTATTCCTTTTCAAATCAAGTTTCTTGTAACAGTATTCGCAATACAGTTGATGTTCAGCTTCTGCGCCAACCATGGCAATCCACTGTTTACGTTTTTTCTTTCTTTGCCGAGCATTCATCTTGTTCCCTCATTTCGCATAAATCTTCGTAAAACTCTTGTGCTTCATCTAGCGTAGCGAATATTCGATATAGCTGATTTGCGTAGTATGGCTTTTCAAGTTTAGTAATACAAATGCTCACTTGATAGACTTCACCATCTTCGACAGATAACAACATCATCTCAGTCTCGCGACCGAGACTTTTCTTCTGTAGTATTTTTAAATTCATCGATGTTCCTCCTTCATAAAAACTAACCAATGTGTTTTTGTTCACTTGCTTGAATATATCTGAGTTTCAATCTTATTATTCGTCTCTAAATCTCTAACGTGTTAGCGTTAATTTGTGGGGGATTTAGGGGGTGGCTCATTTGTTTATAACTGCAAAAGTTATCTTTTGGGTGATAGTTATTCTTTTCGTCCTAGTTATTTGTAGATTTGCAAAATGTAATGCTCAATGTTACACAATGTTTCTTTTTGCATGTCCGATTTTTTATTTTATAATTAAAATATTTAACTATGGACTTGATCAATCGTTATCTGTTTTTATTAGATATTTGATTGGCCTATTTCTCGCAGTTGTTACTTTTATCGCATATCTAATCTATCGCTTTAAAAAGTAACAACTAAACCAGTCTTTAAGGCTGGTTTCTTACGTCTACTACCCTAATAGATCACTATTCTCCCAAATATTCCCGATTACCTCTTCTTCACCCGTCCAAGAATAGCCATTATTTAGTCCTGAAAGATACCATGCTGGCATACCACCGACAAACGTCCCGCCATACTCCTCTAGCCAAATGACTTCATGTGGACAACCACTAGTGCATTTGATCATATCGCCTTGATAAACGTCTACACCGTTCTTATCTTTCATTCCTGTGGATTGCATTAGTTCAACTTCATCAAATTGGCGGTCAATTCGTCCACCTTCTAAATCCACCAATTTATTAAGCCAATCGATAACTAGAACATTTATTAATAGTTGTGTTTCTTTATCCCACGCTCTAAACTTCGGTATCCGGTATCATTTTTCTTCCTCCATGTATTTAAATGTTCGCTTCTTACCATCTGTCGTTTCCCTTTTTGCATACGTATATATCGTGCTGGGCTTCAATCCTAGCTCCCGACTAATATCTTCACACAATCCCTGAACTAAGATTTTTCCATCGTGGTATACGGCGATTCTTTTCCTTTTTTGATTTCTTTTTATATACTGATTTTTTTCTTCATCTGGAATATTCTGTTCACGCCACTTGGCCCAAACCGAACCACCAACGTCGAGTGCTTCTTTAATGGCTTTGACAGTGTAGCCAGTTTTTCGTAGTCTCTTATACTCTTCATAGGTGAATGTTTCAAAATTCATCTTTTGCAAAGGTTGTGATTCGTCCATTGTGTCAGAATCAATGAAACCTCGTATCAACTGAACTTCCTTAAGTTCTTCGGCTGTTAGATCCTCAACGGATCGACCTCTCATTATCTGCATCATCTTTTTTCGGTATAGACGTTTTTCTTGTTTAGTCAGATTCATTTGCTTGCTCCTTTAATAACTTTAGTACACTAGCAAGTGCGCTCTCACGTCCCCCATGGAACGTGTTGAGCCACTTATCTTCATACTCAGCGCTCTTCCTCAATGCTTCTTCGTACATGAGTTCTATCTGCGCTGTAATTTGTTTAAGATTCATTTCCTTCGCCTTCCTGATTTCGTTGAGAAAGATAAGCTTCAAAACGTGCATCAATTTCTGCTTTTTGTTGTGGATCAATTGTTTTTTCTTCTTTTGGTTGATTCACCCAATCAGGCAGCTTTTCACGACGGACATTGTTTTGCCGTTTTGGTGAATAAGTTTGTTTTCTATTGTTCTTAAAAGCTTCTTGGGCTTTTTCTGCTGATTCCAATGTCTGGATGCCTTGCTTACTCCATGAATTCAATATCGCTTCAACGTATTTTTTTAATCCAGGCATCTCAACACTGTTTTCGAAGGCAAGTTTAAAGGCAAATAAGATCATATCTGAACCCCAATTCTTGATCATAGGACCTAACGCACCTTGCAGAAGTCCAGTCGGTGATTTTCCCCAGCTTTTTTGAATGAATTCGTATACTCCAATGTCTTCTTCATCTTCTTTTTCTATTTCTTTATCTTTTTCTTTATCTACTTCTATATCTGTTCCGTTACTTTGCGTGACAGTAACGTTATCCAAAGAAAGCTGTTTTTGTTTTTTTCTAAATTTGGCTTGTCTCAATCTATTTTGTTCTCTAATTTTTTCTAGTCCTTCGATTGATTGATATTCTTCCCAATTTTTTATAAAGAAGATTTCTTCATATCGTGTAACCATTGAATATTTCTCTAAAGTAAGTAAAGCAAAACGTACAAATTCAACGGTAAAATCAAAATCAGCTGCCAAATCTTCTTCGGAGTAAGGTAAGGTTTCTGTCAGAAACAATCCTCCTCTTCTATTCACTTCTCCTGCTCTTGCTAGTAAAAATACCCAAAATAAAATCACTTTATCCCCATCAGGCATTTTTCTAATTCTTTTAATTTTTTTATTATCTGGTAAACCTGTACTCAGCTTAATCCAACTTATTTCAGCCACTGCTATCCTCCTATATTCAGTTTCTTGATTGTTTCTTGGTTCAATTTGATACCTTTAACATGATATTTTTGTTTAAATGCAGCAATGCCGATTAGATGCTTTTCTGCATGGTGGCCGCCTCTTTTTACTATCTCTCGTACCTTATCCGTATCTAAGCCGTTAACCCCATCAATCATCAGTTCTCTTTCTATTTCTTGAATAGACTGATGACCGTTGCATAATGCAGCAAAAGTATATTCTGTATGATCTACTTTTTTACGCTTACGTCTTCCTAATGCCTGGTCAAAATGATCTATCTCAGCACCTGTTTTTCCACAAATACAACAAACTCTGTTAATAATACATTTGTAGAAATAATATTCTTGATTTACCGGTAAAATGTCATAGCCGTTTTTGAAAGATACGTGATTCTCAAAAATATAATCTAGAATGATATTGATTAAAATGTTGGCATCACTAATTGTTGTGCTAGATGTATCTTTTAAACTTATAGTTCTTCCTGTTTCGCCTTCGAATTCGGCATAAAAATACTCTTTATGAGACTTTATCGGTTCCCCAAAATGCATGGATATGTCTCTCAACAAATCAAAAATAAATTTGCGTTGTTGCACCGTGAATCTGCGCGGATCAATAAAGCGAACTTCAATAATCCGATCACCCTCGTACCCGCTATACATTGTCCTGAGTCGTTCGATATTTACTTCTTCATTTATCGTTGCCACTATTTCATTGCCTTTAAATCGTCGCAAAACTGCAGAATAAGTATCAATTAATGGTTTTAACAATTAAATCACTTCTTTTTCGTCTGATTCGTTGATTATTCCATTTCAACGGAGTACTCTACGCCTAAGTTCTCAACTGTTTTCTTAATGACTGATAATTGTTTAGCAGTACCTGTAATGTTTAAGGTGAAGGAATACTTCGGTTCATCGGTGTTTGTTTCTTGTGGAGTTTCCACAGTTATTTCTGGCGTTACTGTTTGTTTTATTTGTTTTTCTGTCTTTTCTATTTCTTTCTCTTCTGTTTCTCTTAATTCTTTGACAGCTTGATCTATCTTTGGGAAAATCTGTGCTGCAGTTAGTCCTTCATCAATTAAAGAGATCCAAGCCATTGGCTCAAGACCATAAGCTTTTACATAGCTTTCAACCAACGATTTTTGCTGTTCATAGTTTTCTTTTTCCTGTTTTATCGCCATGCATTCAGCAATTATTTCTTCTTCAATTTTTTTCGTTAAATTGTTTTTGGCTGTAAAACTTGAAGCATTCAGCCAATTACTTTGGAGGCTGATTTCATTAGGTTCAATCTCAGCCTTACTTGCTTGTTTTTTGATGAATGCCAAAACAATTGTTTTTCGTTCTTCCTTTGTTTTAGCTTCAAATTCTTTGATTTGGTCAGCAATACCTTTAGATGCTAGTTTGATCTCATCACTGTAGATTTTGATTTGATTTTCAAATGTATTAAGAGGTTCACTAAATTCCTTCTTCACTTCTTTTCTTTTCGAATCGATCAAATCAAAAATTCGATTTAGTTCCTTTCTTGCTTTCTTAGCATCTGCAATATCCTCTTCTTTAAAAATCAAATTTTCAAAACGCTTAACAGTTGCATTGATTAAATTCGCTAGTTGATCTTCATTGATAATTTCAATTACACTTGGTTGATAATTAACATCAAAGATGACTTCTGTTGATAGTTCATTGCTCATTTATAAATCCTCCCAAGATGGTTTATTGTGATTTTCCGATTCTTTTTTCTTCTGCTCTGCTTTCAATGCGTAGCGTTTAAGAAATCCAATGATTTTCGAATAGGAGTTTCTGTCAATTTGTTTAAAGCAACTAAAACCGCTTCTTTCAAGTGTTGTAGCAACTATGAATTCTTTTTCTTGGTTAGTTAACTGAGCGATTCGATGAACATAATCATCAAATGTCTGTTTAAACTCAGAATCTAAATTATTGTCATTCTGAATTTTTTCATTCTCATCAGCACCAATTTTGGCGTCATCATCCCCATCTGCGACAACTCCGAATGAACTAGCCAGCGAATACCTTTTTGCATAAGTAATTACACTACCCAAAGATTGGGGATTTTTTGTATTACATGGAAACCCTAAAGGACCATATAAAATGTATTGACCACTTGAATGATAAACGCATGTTGTTACAGCAACATGGTTATCACTTGTAACTACATCTTGACCAAAATCAATCCCACTATCAGACTCTTGAGCAGCATTTCTTATAGCTGATTCAATAGATTTAAGTGTTGCGTACTCAAATTTCATTTCCCCACCGTTTTTTGTTCCATAGTTTACAGAGGCATCGAATTTAGGTTGTTGTAGCTTACCTTTCAATTGATATAGCCCTTTATAAATCTCATTTGTTTCGTCACTAGTCTTCATCTACTTCATCCTCCACTTCATTAATAGTCGGTTTACCCCAGTCAGGATTATTTAAATATTCATCTAAAGTGGAAAGTTCATTATTCATATGCTAAAATCTCCTTAGACATGTTTTCTTTGTGACTCATTGCTTGCCGGCGGAGTCACTTTTTTATTTGTATCCATGCTTTTTGTTTATTGATTAGCTGTTTGCTTAAAATAGTTGACTTATTGTCATACCACCATTTATCAGCAATCACCTTTCCTTTTTTCAAAGCTTCTTTTCGTTTCATATGTTCTCCTTTCCTTGGAATCTAATAGGTTCATCAAAACCATTAAACTTGCGAAAATACTCCCTCCTACTACGCTGTAGTGTGCTACTAGTACGAGTAAACCTAAAATGACTCCGATAAAAAGCGTGTCTGTCTTTTTCATAGTCTTATCTCCCTATTTTTAATTTCTAACTTGCGTAAATCTTCAAGCTCAGTCGCAATCAGCTCTGCTTGTCTATCTGAAAGCTCATCGGCTTTTCTAAGCGCTGCACGATCATCTTGCAATTCTTTTCTACGTAGCCTAATAAGATTGAGAATTTGATGTTCTTGTTGTACTGTATAAGTCATCAACTTACCTCCTATACATCCTCATTCAAAAATTTATTTATAAAGTATTGCTGTCCTTTACCAGTAACAAGAGGCGTGAACTTTGTCACTAACTCACCTTGAGAATTCGTGCGTACATGCTCCCTCACGTCCATAATTCCTAAATCCATAGAACGTTGCGTTGGTTGATTCTTACGTCGTCCGTCTCGACAAAGATAACCATTCTCTCTTAACCAAATGAACAAACGATTTTGTCCAATATTTATACCGTTTTGTTTTAGAATCGTGGCTAATTCTTTAATCAAACATGAATTAACGCTCCCTCTTACTGCATCTGAGAATAATGCTTTAGGTTGCATTTCTTGGATAACCAAATCTTTTTGTTTTAATTGTTCACCTGCTTGTAACAACAGATCTGCTAGTGAGTTTGGATTGTGTGTAATCTCATACGCTTTTTGATCGGTTAGGTATGCGCCGTTCTTTCTAATTGTTGGTAGAACTTCACTCGTTACCCAACGTTTGAACTTTCTTGCGTTTGGAAGCTTGGATTTAAGTATTAAGCTGTATAACCCTGATTCGTTGATGATTGTCATGTTTTGTTTTCCTCCAAGGGTGTCCCATTTCGTTATCCCCTTGTCTTCTTCATCCACATGATTTAGGATTGCTTTTTGAGTGTTTCTATATCCTAAGACTTCTGCAACGTCTTTACCTACAAAATATGGTTCGTCATTTACTAAGATTGTTCGAACTTCGTTTTGTTCGAAATAAAAAATTTGTGGTTGATTCATTATGTTGCCTCCATTCTCTAATAATCTGGTAAATTATCAAATAATCGTTTTAAAAACGGTCGAATATTCTCGGCATCAAAAATCCATTTACCATCTGTATCTTTTTTAGCTAACTTGTTTTTCCGCACATATGGGTCATCGACAATGTATTCCATTATCCACGCTCGTTTTCTACGAGTAATTTTTTCCATGTCAGCAATAGTTAAAAACTGTGGTCGTAGATAATGCTCAAACAGTTCTCTAAGGTATGCGTCTGCATATTCTTTCCAGTACGCGTCATCAACCTGAATATCCACCGTCACTGACTGTCTTTGTTGCTGAAACATAGATTACGCCCCCTTTACTATTGCAATCTGTAAATCGTTGGCGATTGTACGTTTGTATTCTTGGGCTTTAGGGCCTTTTTGAATACCTTCTACAATTTGCTTGGCGTATGTCGGTGAAGTTCCGATTAATTCGCCAAGGTATTTCCAGGTTTTATCTTGACGTTTCATTTGAATCAGGACCATTTCATGAAAATCTTCAATGACCATAACGTCACCTCATTTCTCATATATTTAAGCTAGAAATATAGCTAGAAATTAAACTAATTATTGACATTTTTAAACTATAGTGTAAAATAAAACCATAGCTAAATAAGACTGAAAAAAAGCCTATAAATCAGTATTTCTAAGTTTGCCGACCTCGAAATTTTTCGATTTTTATTGGTACTATTTAGTTTTGTTTCTAGCTAAATAACTAGCTTATGAATACAGTATATTAGACTATAGATTAATTGTCAAATTAATTTTAATCAAAAGTTTAATAGTCTGTGTTCTCTATTGAGGAGAATCTTGAGATGACGGTATTTGATAGAGTAAAAAAACTAGCTGATAAACAAGGAATTTCTATAAATACTTTAGAAGAACGAACTGGATTCAGTAAAAATTACTTGTACTCTTGGAAGAAAAAAGTACCTAGTGGCAATAATCTAAAAGTTATCGCTGACTACTTCGGCGTAACAACTGACTACCTATTAGGACGCACAGACAACCCTAATCCGATACAGGAACGTGTGCCTGACGATTTAGACAAGATGCTCGACAACGCTATGACTTTTGGTGGTAAACCACTAACCGAGATAGATAGAGCGGCAATTCGCGCTTATATAGAAGGTAGACAAAGTTCGAAGTGAGGTGAGTGTATGCAGTTATTAGAAACGGTACTTAATGAATGTGGCGTAGGTATTGCTTATGTTGAAATGGAATCAGATGGCTGCTATATCGAAGAAGAGCATATTATCTTCGTTAACTGCAGCCTCTCGCAAGAAGACAGAAGAAAAACAATTTATCATGAAATAAAGCATGTTGTAGATCACAAAGAATTTATTGAGCTCTACAAGATATTTTATTTCAGAACTAAAATGGAATATGAAGCTGATCGATTTATGATTGAGAATTTACTCTACGATTTTTTATCTGAATGTCATATCGATCCATATCAAATAAACATTTTTTCATTTATGGACTACTATGAACTAGATTACAATTGCGAATCTACTATCAGAAATCTTATTTTAGAAATGGTAAGAAACGAAGTTGCAGTTTAATTATTATTTTTTTGCCTGGAAAACGAACATACATTCTTGAAAAGGGATTCATTATGTCCGAAAAAAATTTGACTATACCAAACGGTTTTTTACTACAGAATGAAGCAAAATTTAATATTGACATGGATAACTACTTAAATTTAATACTAACAAATGATGTTTTGTCTCAAATAGAAATATCCGAAGGAGATATTGCGTTAGTAAAAAAACAACAGGCTTTCAAGATAGAGAGTTAGCCGTGTTAGAGTCCTAGAATGTCTAAGAAAGGTGTTGATTATCATGGCTAGTATCAAGCAACAAGAAAACGGAAAGTGGCGTTTTCGTATTCGATATAAAGATAACGGAAAATTTAGAGAAGTTTCGAAAAGTGGGTTTAGAACAAAGAGAGATGCACAAGCTGCGGCAAATGAACTTGAAAGACAATATAATAACGGTGTTCAGATTGGAGCTAATAACACATTAATGGCCGACTATTTGGAGGATTGGCTCGAAGTTTACAAAAAACCAAATATCAAACAATCAACTTATCTTAGGTTAGAACGTTCCATAAGACTTCATATATTACCTACGTTTGGAATGATGAGTTTAAAGGAAATAACCCGTACAGATATTGTTAAGTGGGTAAATGACCTAGATACCACAAAGCAACAAACAAGAAACACAATTCGATCAAATCTAAATGTGTTACACGATGCATTAGAGACTGCAGTATATGAACTCAACTATCTTGAAAAAAATGTTGCTAAAAAAATAAAACTCCCAACCGCTAAAGAAGAACAGAAATTGAAATTCTATTCTAAAAATGAGCTTGCTCAAATGTTAGAATACTTATCCTCTTATAAATTAGGTAAATACGCTCATTCCATTCAATATTACGTCTTATTCTACCTGTTAGCGAGTACTGGTCTCCGATTAGGCGAAGCTTTAGCGTTAGAGTGGTTAGATATTGACGGAGATAAATTAACAGTAAACAAATCACTATCTTACGATGATCATAACAATTCAATAATTACGCCACCTAAATCAAAAACAAGTATTCGTACGATCAAAATTGATGATCGTCTTGTTCATCTGCTAAAGAAACATAAAATAAACAAGAATGAATGTATTTTGAGGTATCGATCGTACGATAGCCCAATAAATGAATCTATGGTATTTTCTAACGAAAACGGCAACTATTTGCGCCATTCAGTTGTTAGAGAATTTTTCTATAAAACATGTGAACGTGCGAATGTCCCTGTACTTTCCCCTCATGCTTTGCGGCATAGCCATGCAGTTCATTTACTAGAATCTGGGGCAAACATAAAGTATGTCAGTACTCGACTTGGGCACAGCACTATAAGTGTGACTGCTGACATTTATATGCACATTACAGAAAAAATCGAAGATGATTCTTTAAAACTCTACCAAAACTATATGAACGAAAAAGGAGCACTCAAAGAGCACTCCTAAATTTTTTTATTATTTTTGTGGCAAATTTGTGGCAAATGTCAATCACTCACCCCATGAAAAGCTTGAAATCATTGGTAATTTAACCTTAACCAACGCTGCCTTCCATCTCATAACTTATCAACCGATTCAACTCTACCGCATATTCCATCGGTAGTTCTTTTGTGAATGGTTCGACGAAGCCCATGACGATCATTTCTGTGGCTTCGGATTCGGTCAAGCCGCGGCTCATGAGGTAGTAGAGTTGTTCTTCTGAGATTTTGGAGACTTTTGCTTCGTGTTCCAACGAGACTTGGCTGTTGTGGATCTCGTTGAATGGGATGGTATCAGATTTGGACCATTCGTCCATGATGATGGTATCGCATTCGATATGAGAGATCGAGCCGGCACTGTCTTTTCCAAAGGTGACTTGGCCACGATAGTTTACTTCACCGCCGTCTTTTGAAATTGATTTTGAGACGATCGAGCTTGAAGTGTTTGGTGCATTGTGGATCATTTTTGCGCCTGTGTCTTGGATTTGGTTGGCTCCGGCAAATGCGATGGATAGCATGGTACCTCGTGCGCCTCGTCCGTCTAAGTAGACACTTGGGTATTTCATGGTTGTTTTGGCTCCTAAGTTGCCGTCAATCCATTCAACAGTTGCGCCTTCGTAGGCTTTTGCTCGTTTGGTTACGAGGTTATAGACGTTGTCTGACCAGTTTTGAATCGTTGTATAGCGGCAGTAGCCGTCTTTACGGGTAAAGATTTCCACGATAGCTGCGTGTAGGCTGTTACTTGAATAAGTCGGTGCCGTACAGCCTTCGACATAGTGGATGCTGGCGCCTTCGTCCACGATGATCAACGTACGTTCGAATTGGCCGGTGTTTTCGGCGTTGATTCGGAAGTAGGTTTGTAATGGAACATCGACTTTGACGCCTTTTGGTACATAGATAAACGTCCCCCCAGACCAAACGGCTGAGTTTAGTGCGGCTAGTTTGTTATCTGTTGGTGGCACGAGTTTTGCAAAGTATTCTTTGAATAGTTCAGGATACTCTTTCAATGCAGAATCTGTGTCGGTAAAGACGATGCCGAGTTTTTCGAATTCATCTTTCATATTGTGGTATACGACTTCTGATTCGTATTGGGCAGAAGCGCCGGCTAAATAAGCACGTTCGGCTTCTGGAATACCGATTCGTTCAAAGGTTTCTTTGATTTTTTCTGGTACGTCATCCCAATCGCGAGCAGGTCGGTCACTTGGTTTTTGGTAATATTTGATGGCATTGAAATCAATGTCAGATAAGTCTGGTCCCCAGTCTTGCATAGGCATTTTGTTGAATGCTTCCAGAGATTTCAAACGAAACTCCAACATCCATTCTGGTTCTTCTTTGATTCGTGACATTTCCCGAACGACTTCTTCGGTCAAGCCTTCTCCTGTACTAAAAACGGGTTCCACGTCGTCGTGGAAGCCAAATTTATATTCTTCTAATTCTGGTACGCCCAT